AATATCTGCTGATTAAGCATCTGTTGCAAAGCGCCCTGCTGTGCAAGGTCTTGTTGTAGGTTGCGACCCATGCCGAACGCTTGTTGTGCTAAACCACCAAGCTGGCCTGCTGCTGCAAGTCTTTGTCCAGCGCCTGTTAGTCCCGCGCTTTGGTTGGCAAGGTCTGCACGCAAAGTATTGGCAATGTCCTGACCGGCCATCTGCTGCGCCTGTTGGAAGCCGCCGAGACGTAGGTTGGCGGCGGTGCGTGCCGCTTGTTGCATAGCTGCTTCGTTAGCCTGCGACTCTAGAATCGCTGATCGAGAGCCACCAAATGCGCCTGCGCGCTGAGCTTGCGAGGCCAGTTGATTAGCTTGCATCTGACGCGCTTGCTCAATATCTCCTAGCGACTGCTGGACCACAGTTTGCTCAAAAGGATTGAAATATGGGGTTAGATCGGTTTGTCCGATTTGTCCGGCTTGCACTTGTGCTGGCTGGTAACCCATACCTGCTGCAGTGCCAAGCATGGCCCCGGTTTGACCCTGCTGAGCCTGCTGGAATACGTTGGGAGCCACTTGACCGCCTCCTTTGCCGCCTGGCGCTGGAGCGCCGCCTTGCGGGTTAGCAGTAAAACCGCCTGTAGTGCCCATAGTTGTATTAGGTATCATTAGGAGCGACCTCCTCTAAATGAAGGCATAGAGCCGCCGCCGAGCACTGGATTACCAAATTGTGGAGGCAAGTAACCACCCATAGGCCCAGTCGGCGAAAGTAATCCGCCGGCCTGTGGGCCAGTGAACAATCGATTGAATGATGCTGCCTGTGCCGGTTGATTAGCAGCCAACTCAGATAATGCCTGCTCAAACATCTGCCCAGTGCCGTAGCCTTGGATGCCACCGAAGTCCTGCGCCTCTGGCATACCCGCGATAACGTCCATCTGCGGAGCTAAGCCAAAGGCTGCAGCAGCGTCAGCAGTAGACTGCATGGCTTGTGTCTGCATAGGAGTGAAGGCTGCTACAGAAGGCCCGTAGTAGGGCATGTAACCGACCTGTGCAAGCTGTTCGGCGCGTTGCAAATTGCGAGAAGCCGGGCCTTGTATCCAGCTTGGAATCTCGACTTCCGTTTTTTGTTTACCGCCTTTTCCACCACCTGACATATCAGATATCCTTTCCTAGAACTGTGAAGGTTTCTACGTAACCTTTATCTTTTAAAACTCGCTTCCAGCCCTTGCGACCGGCGATGCTCATTCCTGTGCATCCATTCATTTTTGCAAACTCGACAGCAGAGTCATCCATGTCGATAATTTGCTCCATCTCGCCACCGGCAAGAAAAATGTGTAGCACCTTCTTGCGTGGGTAGTTGACGATCTCCGTTACTGCGCAGCCTTTTGGCGCCGGCCAGAACTGCATCTCGCCTTTTATGATGGCCTGCACAACGTCGTCTAATGTGTGCGTGCCACCTGATAACTCTAAAGCTGCCTCTAACCAAGGCTTACAACGAATTAGCTCGTCTACAACGTTTGTCAATTATATCACCTAAACACACGTATTATCGTAAGAGTAGTAGCAGGGCATGCAGGCTCGTCTGATATGCCATTAGCTGGAAACGCCTTGAGAGACCCGTTTGTGCTGTCACACGCCGTAGCGACCTCTAAGTAGTCACCCGCAGAGGCTTCGATAATTGCAGCACGACTCACAACCGTCGTTTCTGAGTTACCGTGCAGCGCTGTTCTCATGGTGCTTCCTGCGAGGTTAACGCCGTTTAGCTTAGGCCAAAATGAAAACTCTACTGTCGAAGCAGACGAGGAAAATATTTGCGCAGAGAAGCTAACAAGATAGTGCCCAGGCTCGTCAAATGCGATCTGAGAGCCTGTTTGCGTAAAGCCGTGGTTTGCAGCGTCTCCAGTGTAAGTAATCTGATACGTCGTATTAGCGGCCGCATAGGTGAAGTCGGAGGTAACACCAAAATCACCATGCCCATCTGCGAGCACCACCTGTTTAAAAACGCCGCCCTCACTAACAACAGGGTATTTGTTTTCGTTGTCCCACAGCAGGATGCCGTCATCACCGGCACTGTCACCGGTTAGCTTCCATGCAAGACGTGAGCGTATACGATTCAAGTGCTCTACAAGCCGCTCGCCCCAGCTCTTCCATTCTGGACCTAGTGGTGGAGGCGCTAAGCTCATCTATTGCCGCCTGGAATAACGTTTAGTCTCGGTATACCAAAACGCCAGTTATTAAACTCGGTGCCGTTTACTCTTAACCGTAGCTGTCTACCTGAGAAGCGAGCGCTAGTCGGGTTGCTCATCGTGTAAGGCCCGTGCGTGGATTCGCTGCCGTTTGGATAGAATCGAGTCTTGAAGGTAAGCGTGGCCTCGCCCTGAGTTTTCTCATCAGGGATGATCTCGTTTATCTTGACCACGCTAGACCCAAAGACAACAGGCCCAGACTCTGCATGAGGCGCCACGCCGCCGTGCGAGTATCCAATCTCGTGATCGTAATGCTTACCGCCATTACAAAACATAATAGGCTGCCTGAATACACCGGCATCAAACCCGCTAGTGCGCGCCAGCTCTCCGATATTCCAGTAATTCTCTTTGTAGTTGTAAATAACGTAACGGTCGTTTTCGTTTGATCCGCCGCTAGGGTAGAACCACCACGCCTCGCCAAACTGCGAGTTATTCAGTGCGAACACTTTAGAGCGCTGTGCGGTGTTCATGTCATTAAACACGTAATCAAGGACGTCGCACTGCATTTCTTGTACCGAGGAGCCGTTGTACATGAAAAAGCCTTTCTGACCCATCCAGAACGCGCCCTCGGCGTTAGGAACGCACGCATGACGCGATATAGCGCCACAGGAGGTGCCTACGCGCTCAAACTGGAACACAAGCTGCGGCCCAATATACGTCGCTGTATGAGCGTCTGTGGTCGTCAGGATAAGGGTCTTGCCTCGCAGTCTGTGACCGCTGAGAATCTCTCCGTTTGTGCTTAACTCAAAGTCACCGGCCTCGTTAGTCGCCGAGGGGGTCCAAGTGGTGTTATCTTCTTTATCGCACCACTGGACCTTCCTCGGATTACCGCCTGCCCCCAAAGCAAATAAGAACCTCTCGGCCGTCGTTACGAGACCTAAGTTAGAGGTTGGTGCGTTGCTAATCTGCGCAGCGACCACACTGGTGTTTAGCTGCCACTCGTAAAGCTTACCGTCATCTACTGAGCATGCGACTAGGTATTCGCCCCACGTATCCAAAGACCACGTGGTAGCCTCTTGATAAACACCGCTAGAGATGCGCTGTGTCCCGTAGTAGTCGTTACCGTAGAAGCCGCCGCCAAAGCCAATATTTAGGGCTGCGTTCTCTGCGCCTGCTGTAAAGCCTGCAGGGGTTATATCTGTTACAACTCCCGACGGCGAGATATGAAACAGCTTGTTGTACGTTCCTGCTGCTATTTTTGTGTCAAATGAGTTATCGACCCATCCAATAGAACCGCGCACAGGCTTATCTAATGTTGCACCGCTCTTAACACGCTCCTGCCAGCCACCTATTGGCCCCAGAGAGCCGCTACGCCATCTGACGAGGTTTACGTCACGCCAACGACCGGCGCCCTCTAGGTCTGTTCCGTGGCGAAATACGCCGGGCTGTATATCTACTGCTTCAATAGCCATTACACACCACCGTCTACCGTAATAGTGATTGTTGCCGTGTCTTGAACTGTGCTAGTTGCAACGTCACGTATTGATACAGACAACGTTACAGACTGTTGTATGCTGCTTGTGGAGAGCGTCCACGTTTGCGCTGACGAAATGGTTGAGTATTGATTGAGCACACCCGTGAGTGACGATGTATCGCCTGCAGCCGTAACTTGAACCTGGTAATCAGACCCAATGCCAGTAGTCGTAGGCTCAAACCAATTTGTATCGCTGTAACTTGTAAGGTTGCCTGTAACGGTAATGGTGCCGTTAGTGTTTAATCTAAATAAAGCTGATGACGTCCCAAACGAGAAGTCAGATAATGAACCGTTATCGATTGCGACGGTTGCGGCAGACGTACCATAGAAGTCAGCAACAGAGATCTCGCCCGAGGCAGGCACTCCGGTTGCTGCTGAGTAATACTCAGATATAGCAATAGGATTAGAGCCACCAAACTCCGTTTGGATTTCGCTGAGAGATATCGCACCACTATTCTGCAAGGCCATTAGATAGTACCAAATGCGGTTACGTCGTTAGCTGATGTTACTGCGCCGTTTGTCCCGACCTTAAAGACATCAGTGCCGTTGTATTCAAAAACAAGCTCGTTTGTATCAAGCTTTATTGTCCAGTCGCCTAGAGCAAGAGTCGTCGCCTTGACCTCGCCGGCCGCACTGTAGATAACGCCCTTGCTGTTGACCACTGTGCCTGCTGAAGCGCCGTCTAAGACGTTTATTTCCGCTGCCGATGCTGAGATGGCGTTTAGCTTGTTAAGGT